GGCGAGCGTGACCAAAAATCCTTCTTTGGGGGCCGAAATGAGAGCATTGCGAGGTTGTGGAGAGGACCTTGTAATGTGAGGTTTGTTTCAAACGTAACTTGGTGTTTCGGTTTTGTGATGTTTCACGCTTTTCATGTTTCACGTGAAACATGAGCCCCAGCCCCCGGTTTGTTTGATTGTTAGAGTAGTCTAACAATATTAGACGCATATCACAGTTTTTTAGATAGCTATAGTTTTATAAAACCGGCTATAGAATTAAAATATCCGTTTTCCATTGTGGTGGCGGCATTTATAGTGCGGTCCGTTTTAATTATTTTTCCGTTTTCGTTTTGCACCAAATAGATAAAAAAAAATCCTTACCTATTTTACTTATATGGTAAACCACCCCAAAAAGAGCAACTATAGGTAAAAAAATTCAAATCTTACCGCCGATTTTAGAAACATATTGACACAAAAGCCGGTTTTTGGCCATTTCGGGGGCTGAATTAGGAATTAGGCCGCCGAGATAAGTTTCCGAAAAAGCCTTGTCGCTACTAGACTTCACCCCATTCTACTTTTAATTATTAATTCTTAATTACTTTTAAGGGTTATATATTATATAGTATATAATAGGTATATATTGTAAACCTATATATATTTCCTATAGGGTTTAGGAAAACGTGTTTTTCGCGCGTTTAAATGAACCCTCTTGACAGGCTTCTGTTGCTGGGGTAGGGTAGCGCCAACTTCAAACGATGGAGGCGCGTGATGCGTAGTAACCTAAAAGTTTTTGCTTGCAATGGCAAGCGTCCTGCCGTTAAGTCGTGGCCCGCTGATTTTGTAGATAGTTCAGCGTTTGTGCTTAGGCAAGGCGATTCGTACGGGATAATCTGTGATAGCTTTGCGGTTATCGACTTCGATGATCTGGCAAGCAAGGAGACTTATCCTGAAGGGGTGTTTGAGCATTTCTGTGAGCTGGATAGTATATCGCTTGGAGAGCTTCGTGATAGGGCATGCTTAGTAAAAACCCCGCACGGGTATCACCTTTACGTTGCAGCAGACCCACGGCTACCTCAAGGACAAGGTTTTAAAGACGATACTGGGCGTGATATGCACGTTGATATTCGCTCGAACGGGCGGGGGTATATCATCGGGCCTGGTAGCATTGTACGTAGTGAGGGTAAATATGGAGAAGCTAAAGGTTCATTGTTGGAATATCGGGCTTTGTCGGATTTCGAGACGGCGCCTTTTGTACCACTGGAAACGTTGTTTCCGTCTCTCTATAAGCTTCTAACCAATCAGCAAGGGGTTGTAACGGTTAAGCCTAGGGCTGGGGATAAGGTGGGCCCTTCTAACCGGTTTAATGGTGAAACGTCTTGGCGTCCTGCAAGCCTTTATGATGGGCTATATCAGCTTGCTTCGGCTACGGAGGGAGAGCGAAATCAGATTCTGTTTGGTGTGGCGCGCTATATTAAGTCTCGCCCTGGGTATCAAAAGGATATCAAAGAGGCTCAACTTGATAGGGTGAGGGAGATTGCAATCCAGATTGGCCTAAAGCCAGCTGAGATTAACGCTACGATCGCATCTGCATGTAACCAGAGAGCTCAATTGGTGGCAATGGATGCTATCGAGGGGCTTAAAACTGAGGATTATGTGCGGAATCTGCGTGGAGATATCGTTCCCAATGAGTATAACCTCGTTAGAGGGCTAGAGCGGGGGGATTTAGACGCCAGCGATTTCTGTATTGATGCGCAGGATTATCTAATCTACAAGCCTGCTAGGGGCGTCGTAAAGGACGCTACGGACCTTCACGACTATTCAGAATCCGAGCTAGTGCGTAGAATCGATTGGTTTTTTCAAAGTGGAACACGCTCTAGGGCTAATTTTCTTAGGCCTGCTATGCTATGGATTAAGCAAAGGTCTAAGGAGGGGATTGCAGAGGAGTTTTTTAGGGATATTCAGGAAGATGGAGAGGTTGTAGGCGTTAAAGAGCTCTGGGAGCATATGGGGATTGAGTCTGAGACTAAGGAAACGTCTATTCGTTGGCTTGAGGCGTGCTTATTGCAGAGCGTTAGGCGGTTCTTTACTCATGGAAGTCCTCTAGAGAATATTGCTATTCTTTGGGGGCCTCAAAGAACCCATAAATCGACGTTTATCAACGCTCTGTTTGACCCCTATTTCCTTGATCCTATCACAAGCGAGCGATCTAAGGATATTTGGCTAACATCGACGCTTTCTAACGACCTTAGAGACGAGCAAACTGTGGGGCTAAAGATTCGATCGATGCTCTGTCTTGAGTTGCCAGAGCTTGCGGCGTTAAAGAGGACATCGGAGATAGCGGCGATTCGTGATTTTATTACTAGAACGACCGATCACTATCGTGCCCCCTATGCCCCCAAGGCTGAATTGCAGCCTAGAACGTGCACGTTTGTTGGAACCAGTAATGAAGAGCCGGAGTTAGGAGATCAGACGGGAAACCGTAGGTTCTGTTTATTCCATGTAGTGAACGATATCGACTGCAAATGGATAGTGGATAATCGTGTTGCTATCTGGAGAGGGATCTATCAGACGTATAAGCATCATCCAGAGCGCACCGTTTTAACTAAGGAAGAGAACGCGATAAAGGAGGAGTCTCTTGCTACAAACTCATTCGCGACAATCGAATCCGCGGACTTTATCCTAGAGTATCTGGCAAAGGCCCCAACAGGTCGGCTGCTTAGGGCGGATATAGAACGATATCTCTGCACAGATGAGGACGGTCCTAGACTGCGAAATAGTCGTCGGATAAAGAGCGATATCGATAGCGTGATGGCCAGCCTTGGGAATCCTAGGAGAAAAGGGCGATACTCAAGCTATATCTATACCGACGAAGGTAAGCAGCGCGTTAGGGCGTGGCTGAATTTCGAAGATGGGGAGGCTATAGAACCAGAGTTGACCAGTGTAGCACTAGACGAGAATGCTAAACTGATGGAGGAAAACGAAGAGCTTAGGAAGCGCCTTGCTACGAGCGATACTGTTACTCGCGAGGAATACGATGATCTAAAGCAGAAGTATCTTGCATTAGTCGATGAGCTCACAAGGCTTCAGGACGCGATTAGGGGCCAGTAGAATGGAGATTGATATCAAGGCTTTTGAGCTCTCGAAGCCAATTCTAAGATATTTTAACGCGCTATGTAAAAGCGAGAGTTTTCCGCCACTTCCTTGCATCGAGGCACATTCTAAAAGAGGCCTAAAAAGGAGTCTCGGATATATAGCCACGCAGATAAAGCATTTTAAACAAACTCCCCAGAGGGACATTCTAGAAGGGCTGATAAAAATTGCATCTGACTACTGCGATACCCCTTAACGCTGCTTTTATCGAGAAGGTCGAGGGCGTTCTAAACGCCCCGCCTATCTCGGATGCTTTAGAGATCCTCAATCCTAGCGTTTTGGTTGTGACAACTCCAAAGCTTACAAAAGTCAAAATCAAGAATGGGGAGATTCTCGCGGTCAAAACAAACAATCAAAACACAAAGTAACTTCTCACAAACATCTCAAAAGCTGTCGATATAATATATGGGCAGATTCCCGCCATAAAACGAAACAAACCTATAAAATTCAAAGCACTTGAAAAAATCTCTTGACGCCCAAAACGAGTGGGCGTAATATGTCCTCATGTTCAAGGCCGAACAAGCTCTTTGATAAATTGTTTCGCTTCTATCTAGAGCGCCGAAATAGTTCGACGTTCTAATCTAGAAACGAAAGGTAAATAGCAGCAATGAAGACTTACGAAGAGATTAAAGACTTCTCAACGGACTTGCGAAACTATTTAGACGGCAAGGAACATGATCTAGGGTTTAGAGAGTATCGCAAGTGGTTTGGTGAAATTTTAGAGCTATACGGCATGAAGCCTCAAGGACGCGGAAGAAAGAGTCGGTGGAAGATAACAGCAGATATCTTAGCAAGATCAGCTGAGATAGTTTATGGTCCGTTTGATCCGCCAATAGAGGATTCTGCGCTAGACGATAGATACCGAGCGCTCTGGGTTTTCGAGCAAGCCCCAGTAACGTGGAGTGTTGATCCGTGCAACCTTATCCAGATATGCACAACCGGACAGAATTTCGAGTTCCTGAAAAAGCATCTACCATTTGTGAGAGAGTGTGGAGCTGCGCTTATTTGGCTAATATACCAAGAGTGTAGGCTCATTGATGAACCAGTAGAGTTAGAAAGAGTTAAGAAGAATAGGAAGGTAATGTGATGTTGAACTTTTTACAGGCTGTTTTGACTATTATTGGTCTTATCGTGACGATCTACGTAATACTGATTTTTTTTTAGGAGGTAGTGATATCGGGAATAGGTTTTAGAGCCTTTCAATTGTTAAAGAGACCGAGGTCTTAGGGCCTTGGTGAAGTAGCCGAATGGTTCGGATACTTCTTAAGTCCCTAACACGTAGGAGTCAATCATGTTAGATCGTGAACTTTGTGTAACCCGTGGCGTGGCTTTTGTCGTCAATCAGTTCTCTACTAGCGACGATTACGATAGAGAGCAAGAGGAGTTTTATCAGAGGACGTTCTTTACAGAACGGTTAAAGGATGTGAGTTTAGAAGGGTGTTATCAAAAACAGTCCCGCGCTCCGGGGTGGTGTACGATTTATGGGCCGCTGCGTAGGATAGTAGAAATTTGCTATGATGACGGAGAGATTCCAAAAGAGGTTGCTAGGATAAACGACGAAGATGATCCTTGGACCAGTGTCCAGAATATAGTGCAAGGGCCGGATCTAATATATCCGATGGATATAGACAACGCACCGAGTGGAGCTTTAGAGTTGGCGAATGTTGATTGGGATATCAAATGTGAGATCGAGGATATGCCAGCATGTATCCTTCAATGGAATCATGTTTATCCTAGAGAGGCGAGGGCTTATCAGGAGATGAGAAATGAAGCCAACGAGGAAGATTATCCGCTGTTGATGGCATTGATCTTAACGTTATCCCCTTATCTGCATGAACGGGCTGAAGACGCTGTGGAGTTTCTTCAAAGGACCAAGAGAGATAGTTTGATTGAATCGATAAACATTAGAGAGTTGTTCTAATAGAACGGCAACCCTAAGCGGGTTGCTCTAGCGGGTGAGATGGTCTCGCCCGCTATTTAACCCGCTTATGATGAAAGGCAGAAATCATGGCGAACAAGATTGCTATCTACGCACTTAACGAGGAAGTTGTTAAGGCTTTCACAGAATACAGTGACTCGAATTTAGAGAGATACGCTCTAGAGCGATCCCGTCAGGGGTTGTGTTCTAGAATTTGTCTGGATTATTTGACAGAGGATCAGCAAAAGCAGGTTGTTCTAAAGAAACGCAGTATCAAAAAAACGGGGTCCGAGTATTGGCTATATGATGTGAACGCAGTCCGGCAGATTATTCAGGATGAGATGCTAATTTTGTGGGTAAGGGATTTTATCAATAAAGAGTCAGGGGCTATTACGCTCGACGATATCCGAAGGACGCACTCGGTTGATGACTTATTTATCGAACAAAGCATTGAGCATCTTATCCCCAACGGGATTATATATAGTGCAAGTCAGATAATAGGAATTGGGAATCGGATAAAAGAACAGGCTACTAGCCAGACGGGCATCCACGATGAGAAAAGAAAGATCGCGTTTTGCGATAGTGTGGATAGGTATATAAAAAACCATTTCTGTGATATCAGTAAGAATTATAACAAGCATGAGCAGTTTATGAAGATATCGGAGTTACCGCCTATCTGGAAGGAGCTAGCCAAAGAGAGCATAGAATCCGATACGCAAAGACCTGAAGATTTAATAAATGTTGGTAAACAGCTAGAGTTTTCGCAAAAAGATGATGACGTTGTTAGGCTCAAATTCAGAGAGGAAGACCAGAATGCGATAGCGGTACCTATGCCGGATATTAAGACAGCCAGGGCGATGCAAGATAATGTCCCATATTTGAAGGAACGTTATGGATTAAATATTGCGACAATCGAGATAAGAAAGAAGGACCTGGAAGCTATCCGTATAAAAGACTGGCCAGAAATTCCTGGGCTATATGTTGTAGATGATTTAAAACTTCTATGTTATCTAGGAAAGACCAGCCCTGTTATCTATAAAGATGAAAGCGGTACCGCGATGGGTAGCTCTGATGATCATGACAACGGGATAGTTTGGCATAAGCTAATGGCTCGGAATCCCGTCACTGTTGGATTTTTAGAGGAAGAGATTAGACGGGAGATTAGAAGAATAGGCGCGATGCAGTCTTATCGGGTTCCGGGATTGCAAAAAATAGCCAAACGGAACAGGGTCTTATTAAATTTGCGTGAGACGATAAAAGACGATGCCTACACAATAGGGGAATCTCCGCTTATTAACAAGTCTATTGGTGAAATCATACTAAGCGCTTTAGATTCCCCCGTGTCGGTTACTGGGATAATCTTCAACCCAGTAAAACTACACGCTGCAATTAGAGCAAGAATGAGAAAGATAGTGTCGAAATACGTAGACAGTGAAGTAACCAGAGACGAGCAGCTGGAGATTAGATTTGGACCTGTTAAAGACGAGGACTGGGAGTACTAACAATGTGTGATTCTAACGAAAAATCAAAGGAAGCGGTCTTTCAGTTGGTTTGTGAATACATACGGAGATATTTCGTTTATCTAGAGGAGGATCCTGACTTTGCTAGCTACTGGCTTAACGCTGCCAGAGAAGAATATGATCAAGCAGGTCTAGATTCTTATTATGAGTGGCCGAGGTCTCTATGCAGTCGATTGGCTCACCGTTTCTTTAAACGGTAGGCAATGGAACGGCGGCTAGCAGGGCTAGCCGCTTTTTTTTGCCCAAAATTCAAAATCTCACAAACCTCAAACGAATTGCGGGCCGTATGCGGGCCGTTGTTTTTCGCGGGCCTGAGTTTGACGCGGCCGAAATGCGCGCCCATAATGGGCCGCATTCAAGCGGCGGGCGGTGCCTTTTGTGGTGATGCCGTTTAAACTGCATTTATTTTGATTCTGAGGCGTTTTCTTTATGGCGCGGTCCTTTTGTCCAGTCGAGTGATTTTGACGCAAAAGAGGGGCCTTTAAACGCAAACAAACGCCCAGTGAGATTTGAGAGGATTCAATGAAGGCTCCATTAAAGAAAACAAAAATCAAAACAGAGCATCAAGAACAGGTTGAGGTTATCCGCTATTGGGAATCGTTATGCGAGAAGAATCCTCGCTACAAGAAAGAGCTTTTATTCGCCATTCCTAACGGGGGGAGACGTTCTGGGCGTAACGGTTTTGCAATGGTTCAAGAGGGGCTAAGAAAAGGTGTCCCAGACTTGTTCCTTGCATATCCAACAGGGACTTATGATATCGTAGAACCAGGGTTGTTTATTGAGATGAAACGCACAAAGGGTGGCGTTTTATCCGAAGATCAAAAAAAAATGATTGAAATCCTAGAGAATGAAGCTTATAAAGTAGTTGTGGCCTATGGCGCAGCTGAGGCCATTGCGGCAATTAACGAATATCTCGGGATATACGTAGATGAACGTAACGATAACGAAAACGGCAGCGAAGCCAGCGTTCAGGATGATCGTTTATGGTCCTAGCGGGATTGGAAAAACCCTCCTAGGATCATGTTTTAAAAATCCTATTCTTCTGCGGATTGAGGACGGTATCCCCAAGGGGTTAGAGGTCCCTACGTTCGCGGATATCGCTAAAAACTATGACGATGTTCTCCAAGCTTGTCAGGCTGTTGTTGCGGCGAAGAGCTTCACTACGTTGGTAGTGGATAGCGTGGATTGGCTGGATTCTTTTTACACTAAGAATCTCTGTACGAAAGCGAAATGCGATAGTCTTGCAGAGATCGGCGGCGGTTTTGGGAAGGGCTATGCGGCGCTTTTGGCGTTGTGGTCTAAAACGCTTGAGCTGTTTGAACGGTTAGTACAGGGTGGAATTTCTGTGTTGCTGTTAGCGCATAGTGATGTGAAGAAAATTGATCCGCCAGATCGAGTCGCTTTTAGTAGATATGATCTGAAGCTTCCGACCAATATCTCTAACCTTTTGAAGGAATGGGCGGATGCCATTGGTTTTCTTCATCGTTCTGCTAGAACTGGAAATAAACCAGATCGGTGCATTTCGTTTGAAAGTGACAATCAGGCTTTTGAGGGCAAGAACCGCTTGGGTTTTAGCGACTTTATTAAAATTGGAGAGGATCCGAAATTTAACGCTTTCGTTAAGGAGTTGTACAAATGAGCTTTGATTTTAGTTTTCCGGCAGGTAGTGAAACGTTCTCTAACGATGGTCCTCGTTCTTACGAACAAGAGCTTTTTGAGAACGAAGAATATAAGTTTAAACTGTTAGAGGTTTCAGACGAGACTAAAGAAATCGGCGGGATGGAATGTCGTAGTTGCTACTTCGCTGCTTATGATGAAGAAGGTCTTAACGAGCTTGCCAGGTTCTATTGCTCATTAAGGTTGCCGAGTAACTACGATACGGTCCCTAGTGATAAGCACTGGATGATTCAAAAGGACATGCGCGTTTGGCAAGCGCTTGTTACGTGCTATAACACAGAGAATCATCTTGAGCAGTCCTATTCTGTCGAAGACCTTAAACAGTTAGAAGGTTGTATGATTATGGGGAAAGTTAGACCCCGTAGTTACACAAACAAAACAGGCGGAACCAGTTGGGGATATTCTATCATTTACCCAAGGCCGTTTACTCAAAATGACCAAAGGGAAGCGTTTGAGAACGCTAAAAAAGAACTTTTAAACGACGATATTCCATTTTAAAGCTTGACCGGCCCTGCAGAAAGTGATAAAGTCACTTTGCAGGCTAACCCATCGATACTGCTGGCCGCCGGTTATGGACTTTCTGCCTTTCACCATAACCGGCGGCTTTTTTTTGGAGTAGATAATACCGTGTGGCCGTTAGATTTAACAGTGAATGAAGCTAAAAAACGCTTTGAAGAGTGGTTTGAAGAGAATAGGAAGAATTATTTCGGGGCGTGGTCTCTAAAGAAGACTAGATATTACGAAACAAACGAGTTTCCTCAATATTTTATCAACACGACGTATCGAGGGTATAAAGGCTGTTTTATTTGGTTGACTGAAAATACAAAGGCCTATGACAACTGGTATAGAATTGAGAAAGCTTTGACAAGGAAGGTTGAGGAAGGTTACTATGTTATTAGAGAGAGTGATTTTAGTGATCTTATAACCAAAGTGGATGAATTTTTAGATGATACCACTTTTGAAAAACTGTGCGATGTGTGGAAAGTCACTGAACAAGGACGAGAAGGCGCTAAACGAAAAGTTGCTTGCGCCGTATGAAGAAGAATGGTTCTGCTTAAAACATTTAGCAGAGGAACTTCAGTGTACTGAAGGATATTTAGAAGAGTATGCCAAAGCGCAAAGAAAACACGGCTGCAAGCGATTCCAATAAGAAGGGGATGCACTTTAAATATGAGGACAGCGTTAAAGAACGGGTCTTAGAACTTTACAAGCAAGGTGTCAAAATGACACAGATTGCTAATGAAGTTTGTATAGATTACAAAACGGTTAGACGTTGGGTAAAAGATGCCGCGTTACCAGAAGTATCTCTTCAAACAAAACTTGCTTCAACAGGGGCTAGAATCAACCAGCCCTCACTAAGCAATAAAGGAAATCTAGAACAGGCAGGGAATTTAGCCCCTCAGGATATGGAGGGGTGGGTTGCTATTGGGGAAAGGTATGCCGATGGACTTGAGATTCAAGAATGGCAGGCTAGGGAGATTACTAAGGCGATCGCTTTGGGCATTCCGGAGCGTCTTGCTATTGGAAAAGGAGCTGTCACGCCGTCGGAGTTTGATAACTGGATCAAGCTTAGTAACAGAGGAATTCAGCCCTTCAAGGATTGGATTAGCTTCCTTACGATTGCGCAAGTGGCGGCTATTTCAGATTTAGTGGCCACTGTTAGAGATGGCCATGCACACACATGGCAGGGGGCTGCATGGCTTTTAGCCCGGTTAAGGCCGGAATATTTCCATAAGGACGTTATTAGAGATCAGCATAATAACGCTCTTAGTGAAATGGACGACGAGGTTATCCAGAGAGCCGCCAAAGAATGGCTTACTGGTATCGACAGCGAGTCAGAACACAATAAAACGCACCCTACTGTTATCAATATTGACGAGTTAAACTTAGATTGATATGGCGTCAGCACCCGAAGAAGTTATAGAACTATTGAGGCGTGCTTCTAGGGCAAGTTTAAAAACGTTTTTGCAGTTGATGTGGCAGATAGTGAACCCTGGCGTTCCTTTTAAATCAAACTGGCATATCGACGCTATCTGTGAGCACCTGGAAGCTGTTACGAACGAAGAAATAAAAACGCTAGTAATTAGCTTGCCACCTGGATGCTGTAAAAGCTCAATAGTGGGGCAGGCGTGGCCTTGCTGGGAATGGCTAACTATGCCTGAAAAGAGGTGGCTATTCGCGACAAATGCCCTTGAGAATGCGAAAAAAGAGGCTGTCTATCGCCGATCTATCATGGGATCAGAGTTTTATAGCGAACTAGGGCCAGAATTTGAGCTCCAGCAAGCTGGAAAACGTATTTTAGTTACCCGTAACGACAAAAATGGCGTGTTTAGGGCGATTTCGACGGGGTCTAGCATCACTGGAGACCATTTTGACCGTCAGGTTATCGACGATCCCAATGACGCGCAGCGAACTGGGCAGGAAGAACTGGCTTTAGTAAATCAATGGTATGACGAAGTTATCTCAACGAGGCGAAGAGATAACATGGCTACCGTTCTTATTCAACAAAGGCTTGCAGCTAACGACCTTGCGGGGCATCTAATCTCATTAGAGCCTGACTGCATGATTGTTTTACCGGCGATTTACGATGCAAACAGAATATCTAAACCTACTCCTTTGGGTTGGAAGGATCCTAGGACGCAAACTGGGGAGCTTCTCTGGCCCGCTAGGCTTGATGAGAAGTTTTTAAAGCAGCAGAGGAGGATTTTAGGGCCGATTGCGTTCAGGGCGCAGTATCAACAAGATCCTGTTAGCGAGCAGGGAAATATTTTTAAGCCAGCCTGGTGGCTACGGCATCCGGCCGGATATGAACCTGAAAAAAATATCCAATGGATTGTTGCAATGGACACGGCTAGTTCTCTTGCTAAGGGGTCTGATAGGACGGTTTTACAAGTTTGGGCTTTGGGGTGTAACGGTATAGCTTATTTGGTAGAACAGCAGTCCGGTCATTGGGAAATCGTGGAGAAGGTGAATCGAATTAAACGGATGTTCTCTGCATATTCAAAGGTCCATGTGTGCTTAGTAGAGGAGAAGGCGGAAGGTTTTGCGCTATGTTCGCTGCTAGAACCAGAACTTAAACCTATCGGAGGAAGAGTTTGGCGTTGGCGTTCGCAAGTTAATAAAGAGACAAGAATTAGATCTATAGTTCCGCTTGTAGAGAACGGACAAGTTAGCATTCCGGAGGATGCAGAGGGAGAATTGTTGCTAGAAGAGGGGCGACAATTCCCATCAGGAGACCATGATGACACAATAGACGTGTGTGCTATGGTGTTAGATTGTTGGCGAAATAGAATGTATAGGCTAGCCGGCGACGAGGATCCGACACCTCCTTCTGCTAAACCGAGATATAAGAACTGGCAAACACAGGAAGGTTGGCGCGTTGGAAAAGGGACCACTATTCGCGTCGGATCTAGTGCTAATGATAAGCCGGCTCGGACTTTCCAGCGAAGAAAACCTCTGGAGCGTTGTTAGATATAGATCTATAGTTTTTTTATTGTTATAGATCTATAAAACTTGACAAGTTAAGAGATGTAGATCTATATTTAAAAGAGAGGGCCAATGAGACGATGGAATTATAGGAATTACGAACTCCTTTATCCCGGGAGATCTACCTCTACGGGGACTCCTTGGTTAGCACATAGGCCCGCTAGCGGCCATGAGGATATCACAGCATGGATTAGGACAGCAAAAAGAATGTTAAGGGCTGATCCCAAGCTTGCTGGATATGCAATGAGCCTGCTTCATGCACTACTGGCGGCGGATTGGTATATTGAGGATGGTGGTGCTAACACAGCCGAGTCTTTTAGAAACGCTGAGTTCATTAGAAGCGCCCTTGGGCTAGAGGGCCATACCGCACAACTTTCTAGCGGATCATTTGAAACAGAGATTGCTAAGATTGTAGACTTCTGCTTGTTTGGGTTCAAGGTAGTCGAGGAAGTCTATGTTTTAAAGGGCGATTACGTTTTCTTAGCAGAGCTTGGAGATATCGATCAGGAGTCACTAAAAGAATGGATTAGAAATCCCGAGACGACAGAGTTGGAGGAACTAACCCAGTATTTTATTCCTGGCCAAGAGAAAAGAGGTCCGCTCCCTGCTAGAAAAGCGCAAATTTATACCTTAAACAAGATCGGTGATGATTATTATGGGAGAGGTCTCTTAGAGGCCTGTCTGGATTGGTTTAACCTTAAACAGTCTTTATTGGATAGCCTTGCTATTGGGTCGGAGCGCTGGAGTTTGCCAACGCCATTGATTATGGTCGATCGTGGAATTCTAGAGTCTAATCAAGGTTATACTCTAGAAGAGATGGAGAAAATGATCGACGACGCCAAGCATATGGCAGAAGAATATCTAGCCGGAGAAAAAGGGATGATCTGCACTCCGGCAGGATTAACTGTTAGCATGTATGGCGGCACCTTTGATCCGACTAAGATTGTTGAGGCCATTAGACATTGTGACACAGAATTAGCGAGTGCATTCTTAACCAACTTCCTTGAACTAGGCATTGGGGACGTTGGAACTAGATCAGTTGGACAAGTTCAGTGGAATGCGTATAAGGCGTCTATTGCTAACCACCTGGATGTTATCTGTTCGGTATGGAACGGAAAAGACCGTCCTGGAGGTGGCACAATTGAAAGATTGCTAACACTGAACTTTTATCCAAACGGGAACATTCCTGCTAGCGTGCTGCCACGTTTAAACCATAGAGGTGTTGCGGTTGATGGGCTTATGGATAGCTTAAATATTCTTCCGCAACTTATCGCGGCGGGCGCATATACACCTGACGATGAGACCGAGAAGAAGATTAGAAGGGATTTTGGGGTAACAGCCGCTGGTCCGACTAGGGATTGGCCGACACGTGTTACACAAAGAGATAGCCACGCGGTAGCCGTTCCGGGTACTGATGTTGGAGGCCGTCCACAAGAGCGGCCAAAGGATGATGCTATATGATAGCGCCCGACCCGCATCCGGTAGGATCCGTGACAGAATTATCTCAGGATGGATATATTGCCATTCGTGGAATGCTAACGAGGGAGCCTGTAGATCGTTATCATACCGGCAATTATCTTTATCTAGAAGAGGTTATCCGAAGAAACGAACAGGATCCAAACGTACGCGCGATAGTTTTAGATTTTGATTGCCAGGGCGGATCCGTTCACGGGATTGATAAAGTACTAGCAGCCATTCAAGACTCCACTAAGCCGACGTTGGCGATTGTTAGCGGAGTGTGCGCGAGTGCAGCATATTGGATTGCCAGCGCATGTTCTCAAATTATTGCGTTTGAAGGGACTGAAATTGGTAGCATTGGAACGATGGCAGTAACGCCAGAGATGCCACCAATGAGAGTTAGCCAATATTCTCCTAGAAAAAATGCGCAAGATGAAGCGGTTGATGAGATCGTGGACGCGGCGTGCATTAGATTTCTTAAAACCGTAGCGGCCAATAGGGGTTTTATTGAAGAAGACCCGATGGCTATAGCGCAAAGAGTAGGAGAAGGAAAGATGATGACAGCTTCTGAAGCCCTCGAAAGAGGTTTGATCGATCAAATTTTAGCGGCTATCCCCGCTAAGAAAGAGGACAATATGGCCGATAAGGACGAAGAAAAGAAAGACGGCGAGGCGCCGTGCTCTGCAGACGTTAGTGATAAGAAAGAAGAGGATATGGAGAAGAAAGAGGAAAATCTTTCTTCTGAAGATATCGAAAAAGAGGATAGCTTAGACGACTTGAAGAAGCAAAGGGACGAGCTTGCCAACAAGCTCGCAGAGCTTGAAGATAGAATCAAACAACTTGAAGCCCCGTCTTCTACAGCTGCTAACATGTCCGGGGTCATCCAGGCGCTTAGTAATAAGGTCCTGGCGCTTGAAGCTGCTGTTACTAAAGCACAAGAAGAAAAGATTAGGGCTGATCGGGAAGCTCTGTTGGCTGGCTATATTGCTGAGGGAAAGATTTCGCCTAGCGAGCGTGAAGTTGCTGCAAGCCTCCTCCGTCACGATAGAGCGCTCTTCGATAAAACTTATTCTACCCGAGCCTCTATCTTCGGTAGAAAATCTTTCGAAGGATCTGTTAGCACTCAAGAGAATGAGGACCTTGCTGCAAAGGCTCTTGAACAGGCTAAAACCTCTGGAAAGTCGTTTGTTGAAATCTATTCCGCTATGAATAAGGAGCACAACTAATGCCTCGCCTTACTATGACTTTTGACGGAACTCCCGATGAAGATCACGTTGGTCGCGTTGTTAAATTAACAAGCGCTGGCGATGAATGCGAGCTTGCTACGTCGGCTAGCGATCTCCCTCTTGGTATCGTTGTTACTATTGACGGAGATCAGTATGGCATCGCTACTAGTGGCGAATTTTGTTTCGCTAGGGTTGAGGCTAGCGCAACCATCGCCCCTGGTACTACTGGAATGGATGTTGCTGCTAGTACTAACTCGGGCATCGTTGGTGCTACTAGTGGTGATGTTGCTGTCGGCTATCTTAGTCCGCGCCATATTCCGGCGGCTGGGTATCAAGACGAGGAATTAGTTGAAATCTTCGTCCTGCCTCACGCTGTTGCTTAATAGGGAGGTTCTAAATGTCTTATTCTCCTAGTATTTTTCCGGTCTTCTCCCAGTTAGCGCTTGATAAAAACGTACTTCAGGGTATCGTTTTTGATCTTGTTAATGCTGACGAGGGTTTTGTCGCTGATAAAATCTTTGAAGAAGTTGGCGTTGGTGGTCCTAAAAAACAGGGCGTGACGCCAGCTAATTTTGCGGGCACTATCCTTCGAGGCAAGCTTGATGCGTGGTATGGCAACCCAGCACGCGATGGCTATGTAAACTGGGGTAGTGAGCCGGTAGCGGTTGAAGGGGCCCAACTTGATCCGCTTACTTATAAAACTTCTAAGAGCTACTTTGAATGTTCCACACCTCGCGAGGTTGTAGCAGTTCAAGAGGCACAGGGCGTTAAGGGCATGGCTCGTGCTATGCGGCCCGCTTTCGAGCAGCTTCGTCTTGCGCGTGAGCGTCGTTATGCCAACTTCTGCACAACTGCGGCGAACTGGAACACTAGCGCTAACCTTGCTATTACTGCCGGTTCTGAGTGGGATAGCTCTACTCCGGGCAACCCTATCGCTGATATTTTTGGCGTTGTTAAAGCGCTTTCTAAGTTCCGCAAGCCGGATACTATGGTGCTTGGTATCGACGCGGCATTCGCGCTGATGGCCAACACTAATTTCCTTAGCTTGACCGAACTTAAGGATCGTCAAGGCCTCGCCACTCGCGACGAAATGATTAAGCTTCTCCAAAACCGTTTTGGTTTTAAGAAAATCCTTATCGCAGAGGCTAACGCCAATACCAGTAAGAATAAGACCCCGAATATCACTAATATTTGGGGCGATAACGTCTGGATTGGCTTCACTGGTGATCCTAGCTTCTCTAGCGACTCCACCATTTCGGCAGGTTCTGTGGCCGGAATCAGCGTTATCGCAGAGCCCATTACTCTTGAAGGTGACGTTGATAAGCGTACTCAAAGCTTTATCAGTCGTTGCTGGCTCCAAGAGGACGTTGTCGCTATTCATAGCGAGCTTGGTGCTGTTATTTCTAACTGCTGTGCGTAATAGGTGATCTATGGCTGGCATTAGCTGCGTTTTATCTGCGGGTCAGGTTAAAGCAATTGCCGGAGATGATAAAGACAACATCTTTGAGCTAACTTTACCAGAACCGGTAGAGAACCCTCCGACGGGGGTTCTAACCATTGGTGAGACGGACCATGAGTTAAAATTTAGCGGAGCTTTGCCAGTTAAGGTTACTGGGCTTATCGATGGGCGGAGGAAGTTGATTCTAGATTCGCTTCCTTCGCCCCGATTAGCGGGAAAGCATGGCTCGGCTTTTGTGGTTTCCGATTCTATTACATGGTCTACTCGGGTCATTAGCTACTCAACAGAAGGCACGGATAATGACCCAGTATACTATGCAATATTATCGGAGGCGCTCCCATTATCCCTTCCGCGAGGGGAAGATGTTTATTTATTTCTTTCCTATTACGCAGCGGATATGCCAAAAGTGTCCGAGCCAACTAGAAACTGTTTACTTAGAGTAGAGTACGAACCGTTTGCTAAAATAGGTGCACTCGTTCAAACGTTGACGTATTTAGTCTCGTATGTTTATCAAGTTTTTACGACAGGTTTGACTATTGATGATGTTAGGAGTTATTTTCAAGGGCTTGGCGCGCAACCAAACCAAGACGCAGGTTTTGAACCTGCAATTATAGCAGGCGAGGATGCGTTAATAGACTTCCTAAGAGAACAGTTGGCAGAACAAGGCCTAACTGAAGATGATATCCCAGCGACTACGTCTCTTAGACAAGCGCATAGGTTATTTGCGGCAGCGCATGTGTTCATGCTGACAAATGAGCAGCTGTTTTTGAGCTTAACAAACCAAGCAAAGCAGTCTGCTAAAGCAGCACTACGGCGTGCGTGGATCAATGAAAAACAGGATGGCGTACTAAAAGAGGATGAGGTCGGTCAGGTTGGTGGAAACAGATCTAAGGATTTCTCTTTTACTAAAGCTAGGCGAAGACTTCCTTGGAGGACTAGATATTGAGCGTTTTTTTAAACGTAATTCAGGCTCTAAAGAAGATCTTTCAGGAGACCACTCTTTCTATTTGGCCTGAACAGAGCGTGACTTTTCCATTGGGAGCTCTAGGTGAGGATGAAGAAGAATGGATAGACGATGCTGTTAGGAATACTCGCGAGGCTATTCTGATTTCTTCCTCATTGCCGTCCATGGAGAGCAGCCCGTGTTATTTCAGGGGCCTGATTAACCTACAGGTTTATTATTCTGCCGATATCCCTGAAGACCTTAGAGCTGAAATCATTTTCCAAGACTGTATCGACTTTAGCAGAGCTCTTACAGATAATCCTCACAAATGGGGAGGTGCAGACTCCATTTGGCCTAACGGCGGAGTTACCGTTAGAAATGTTTTTGACGACGATGGGGGGTTTTGTGGTCAAGTCCTAAGATTTCCTATCGAATTTATCATTCATTAGAGAGGATACAATGCCTTCTAGCTCGATCAGATTTCTAGAGATTGCACAAGAGCCCAGTTTTTGCTGTCTCAACAATGGCTATCCGGACGCCTCGCTTTTGACTGGCGTTTACGCTTTTCAGTCCATTGAGTTTACAGATGCCAGCCAGTTAGTTTCTATCGGCGAAGCTACCCAAACAGAGGTAAATGACACCAACGCGAGCTGGGGGAAATTAGCTCCGGAAGCTGATTTAGACGGGCATGGCGATCCAATGGTCGGTGGTAGTCTTAGCTTTGACGTTTACCTTCGATCTACTGGCGGAGCGGCTACGGGCGCAGACTATGGGGTAAAAAAGCTTCTTCAAACGAGGCTGCTTTCCTACGATAGGCACACACAGTTAAATGTTGACGCGCCGTCTGATATCTCCAGTGTTAGTTCTTCCGGATTTGTAACATCGGATCACGCAGAGTTTGCTAGCGATCCGGTTGCAATTGTTAAAAACGACAACGAACAATCTCTGCCCCTTTATATTACTAGCTCTGATAATACTAATACGGAACCGTATGTTTGGGATACAACATTCGCTAGCGCGGGCAGTGATAAGGTTCTTCCTCTTACTTACTACTATTTACCTAGTGGAGGAGGAGATCCGTTACCTACTCATCCTACGGTCGCACTTAGAATAACGGGCGATGGTTGGTGTAAGATTGCGTTTGGTTGTTCTTTAACAGCACTTACGCTTACAATGGATGGCGATAACCGCGCTATTAAAATGTCCTTAACGGTTGATATGACCGCTGTTTTTGAGGTAACTCCGGTTCCTACCGTGGCACGCGCGATTGTCCAAGATGGTGCTATCCTCCATCAGCTGGGAGCTCCATTAATTGTAGGTAAATCCTACTCCTCTGCCGTTCCTAGCGACGGGTCTGGAGCCCCTGATCCAACTATTGCCAATGCGTATTGCATCGACAGCATGACGTTATCACTCACATGGACGGCTGAGGGTTATGCTTGCGGTTCTTACTACCTTAAGCACTCCCCGCTTGAGGCGGTTAGTTTGGATACTAGCCTCCAGTTAAGCATCGGCGGTATTGATGCCCAACAACAATTCCTTGCAAATTGGAAAGATCGGGCTGATAATTACTGTTATCTCGCTATCGGTTTTGGTGGAGATATTACCGAAAACGAGGGTGGGGCTATTATTATCCCAGCAGCATTCGTGAAAGACCCCGGAGTTTGGAACGTAGATGCTGGCAGTAGCTATCTAAAAACGAACGTGACGTTCGACTTAGGCTTTAACCAGATTGTTAGCGGTGGACCCGCGATCATTATCGGATTAGCATGATTAAAACAGGTGACAGTTTAACGAAGGAAGTAACTCTGTCTTTTGACGAAGACCCTAAATCGGTCTTCGTCATTAGACAGTTGAATTTTGCAGATCTGAATAACGTTGAGAAAGAGACGGGGGCTCCTCCTAACAAAGCCTTCGCGCTAACCCCAACAAAAAATGTTAAGAATAAAGACGGAGAGGATGTTAGCGTTTACGACTTTGCCCAATCCAGTGATAATGATTTCTTTGAGATTGTGAGCTTTAGCGCACGGAGAGACCTTGCAATTGTAAAATCAGGTCTCGTCTCTATCGACGGGAATCAGGTCAATCCTGATTTAGTGGTTAAGTGGCTTAATACTATTAAGCCTGCATCAGATGTCGATAAAATCGTTAGAGAGCTGTCTGATAATATCTGGAAATTCTCTAATGAAGACCCAAAAGCTTAGTTGCGCTAAAGCTGGGGGTTTGGCTGTTACTTAGGCCTGCCCCCTGTCGTTGGCGCTGTGAAGATTGTCAACAAGACCCCGAGTGCTTAGCTGCGCGGGGATTTTGTTTTCAAGAAGGATTAAAGCGTAGTGTTGGGGCAGATCACGGCGAGATAGAGGCTTCTATAGCCGTTGGCGCCGGATGCTCCCATTTAGGGACTTTTAAAACATGTCCGATTGCGTTAATATTGCAACATAAATCAACGCTAGACGCTGCTATCAAAGAGTATAGCCTAATAAAGCGCCTAAATATTCGTTCAGACCCCACCGTAACTCCAACCGTTTTGTTAGCAATCGATGAAGAGGTTAGCAAGATCCATTCTTTGGAGTTAGAAGATGGCAACAAAAGCCCACAACGTAATTCCAGATAGCGAAAAACAGAGGCTTCTCCATAGCGGGATCGTGATGACATGGGATCCGCAGCCGTGGAATTTGCAGATCGATTATCGCTGGAATGTCGCTAAAGAATATGCTCCACACATTATAGAGTGCTTAAAGAGCCTTATTGAGGCTAGGGCGCTATCTGGCGTTGACTATAACGGGAAGCCGTTCGCCAAGTATGCGGAACATAAGGTTCGTTTTGACGCAGAAAGTTACACTTATCGAAACCGTTCGCAGGGGATGAAGAGAGGGAAAGTTTATAAAAGATCGAGATTATACGCACCAAGAATGAGTGCTAGGAAAGATACCACGGTCGGGACTAAGTGGGGTTTTAAATACAAGAAGCCCGGTGATCAGGTCACTCTACATGGCAAAAATAAGCCCAATGAGGGTGCCTGGAAGTGGGATTATGATATAACTAGGACAGATGGGCAATGGCGTGCTAGCCAACATGTCGGAGAATGGGACGGATATTTTGCTTTTTATCCCTATATTTTCCGCAGGGCGGAGAGGGTTAAGAAGCGGAGGCATAGGAAGTATTCTCAAAAAACACCGGAAGCGCTAAAAGCAACGAGAATTGCGCTTGTGGATGACACCGATAACCCTGGGAAATATAAGCGTAAGGGTAATGATCCGACCAGAAATCATCCGTTATGGGTTCTCCATTTTGGTAGAGGAACTGAATCGCAGGCGTGGAGATTGGGGCTAAGAATTAAAGCGGAGAAGGCTAAACTAGGGATCTTATACGAGTATATGGAGCGCCCATGGATTGGAAAGATATTTGGAAACGACAAAAAAGAGTATCTAGAGGATGCGGAGGCTCGGTATAAAGCACAAACATCTAAAAATAGTGAGGTTGTTTTAACAAAGACACAGGCAAATTCGCTGGCTGGGGCTATCGAGCGAGCTAAGAAAAACGCAGCGGAAATCTATAGTTCGATACAAAAGAAAGAGGAACTTATCGAGTCTTTGGAAATGCGGAAACAGTCTATCGAAGCCACGCCGCTAAAGGTCCCTGATAGACGCTGGTTCGGATACACAGACTCGGATGCTCAGTTAATACAGAATATTGTCGAATCATTCTTTAAAGGAACATGGAATAGCTATGAAGAGTGGGTGTTTAAGAAGGCCGAGGCGAACAATAGGGCTAATGTAGGAAAGCTACTTATATACGACGCTAACGGTAGACCCACCTTTAAGGATTCGACACTACAACTCGCAGAAGGCAATCTAAAACTGGTGGAGCAACGCATTGGGATGTACTTAAAAGAAAGCGACTATGCTTGGGAGAAATTCCTACAGGCGTTAGAGATTAGGGGTGGTAATTGCTATCTAGGGGTGACGCCTAGGGGCAAAAAATATTCAGATAGTGAGCTTCAACTTCCCATCGTGAGGACGTGGAAACGCTCCATGTATGAGCAGAAACAGGAATTGGCTAAATTAAAGGGGAGTCTTAATGGGTAAATATCAGATTGACGCGGCTTTAAATATTGCGGTCTCCAGCGAGGCGCAGTCGGCTGTTTCGGATCTAGGTGCTCTTATAAAACAGCAAAGCGACGCTCAGATCCAGCAAAATAAGCTCATTGCGCAGGTGTTGAAAGAGGTAACAAGTGCTAGAAAACAGGATATTGTAGTCCAAAAAGAGGAGACGGTTAGGACTAGAGACAACACTAAGCAGATGAACCTGCTTGCCGCGGCCTCATACAAACTACGTAGTACCCTCTACAACCAAGTTGGTGTTATCAGAAACCTTGGTGCCATGATTACTAAGACGCTAACGGTCTTGGTGCCTTGGTATAATATGATAATGATGGTCTACAATGCAATTAAAGACTTTGGAACGTATTTAGGGTGGATAAATCCTGAGGTTGAGGAACTAAATGAGACGCTGAAAGACATTAGTGATATAAAAATTCCCGATTTCAATAAGATGTTATTCCCTGCGGGGGTAGCACAGCCGCTGTCCGACTTGAAACAGATAGTTAAAGAGTTCGGATCGTTCTACCAGACTGAGGACATTGTCAAAATCCTTCCCGAAAATGAGTTGAAGGTATACGACGATCAGCTGAAACAGTTTAACGAAAGATATGCAGAGGCGTATCACAATGTTGCTCAAATCGGCACAAAATATGATGATCTAAATAAAAAGGTCACGATCCTTAACCAGCAAGTGGATGAGGAAAAACTTCGTGAGTCTGAGCTGCTAAAAATATTCGAAGGGAATATACACATGCAGCAGCTTATCAAAGAGGAAACGGAGGGCCGAGTCTCTCTGATAAAAGAAGAGCTTCTTCCGGCAGAGAGAGAGCTAGTAACAGTCGGGCTTGAATATCAGCAAATGGTTGATCTCTTAGGCCCCAAAGGGAAGGAACTTCTGTTAGAACTACAGTATTACAAAAAAAATCTTGAGGCAATCACGGGAAGCGGGAAAAAAGGGAAAGATAAAAAAGATCCGGCTAAGAAAACGGCAGAAGAGTTTATTAAGGACCAGATAGACGATCTAAAGGTCTTTCTAGAGTACTATCAAAAGTCGCTAATCCCGGAAACGCAGGCATGGTATGAGAAGATTCTTCAGGCCGGTGAGGATATGAAACGCCAAATTGGCAAGTATATCCATACAGACATCGGTAGAGCGTATGCGATGGATATGATAGCTGCCGGAACAGAGAACGCTCTGAATAAGGCCCTAAAGGTCCGAAGGGAAGAATACGATAAACTTCTAGAGAAGGTGTTCCCAAAAGAGGATACTTATCTAAAAGAAAGGACCAAAGCTCTAGAGAAACCGCTGGAGTATATTCGGGATAAGACCAATCGCGAGATGGGGTACAACTTGATGCCTTTGGCCCATATTAGTGATGAAGATAAGGCTAAAATCGAGAAACAAATTCAGGAAAACGTCGATTGGTATCAAGATAGAATGGCCACAATCTCTCAAGAGCGTGCTAAGAAGCTTGAGACGCTCGCTAATAGAAGAAAAGAGTTTGAGGCGTTTGACATAGCTGGATTAGGTATCAGCCCGGAAGAACGATTAGCGCAGTTAAAGCAGTTCCAAGATGAGGAGCTTCAAATAAAATTAGATGCTCTAAACGAAGAAGAACGAGTAAAGGAAGAGTATGCCGAGCGCGATAAGAAACGGCGCGAGGCTGAGGTGACTGCTTTTGGGAACATCTTTAGGCTTATTGATAAGAATTCCCTAGCCTGGAAGCAGTCCGATGATGCTATGAATACAATGATTAGCGCCCTCGACATGTTAGGAATTTCAGGTAAAAAGGTCTTCGCGATGCAGAACTACGCCAAAGGTATTGAGGCATCAGTCGATGCTATCAACTGTCAAGCTGATGCTCTGATACAGTTTGGTTTGGGCGATGTAAAAGGCGGGTTAGCACTCCAGGCTGCTGCTATTGCTAAGGGCGTAGCCGCCGTCGCATATTTTAAAAATTCTACTGAAATGGGCGGCAAAGGTGGAACTGCTCCTAGTGTTGGAACTAGTCAGGTCGTTGGGAGTGATAACAAAGAGCGCAATATCACGATCAACATGGCGTTCGAGGGCACTGCTGGCGCTATCATAGGACCATTAGCCGACGCCTTTAATCAGCAAGCTAGCGTTCCAGGCGGAGTTCGGTTAAACTCTAACTTAATTCGGAGGTAATAGCATGGCTTGGCAGGTTTTTTCCCCGTTTGTTTCGCCATGGATAGATGTTAGAGGAATTAGGGGTACCCCATTAATTAGTGGATATTCTAATAGTTATATAAAATCAGCGGTGAGCTTTATAAAATCCTGGAGATGGTTTGGAATTTCAGCCGTTTGGTATTCAAATTCCGCGACAACTAATATGTGTTATTACAATATGCCAGCTGGCGTAACCGAACCTACCACTGCGAGTGGAACGAATAAATATTTTTATATAGGTGGGGCGACATCATCTCTATCGGCTACTACAGTTGGAAGCAACTTCCTTACTGAGCACGGTTTTGCGTTTACCTCTACAACGGCGTTTTCATATACTAGAACATGGGTTAGGACTCACGCCTCTACAGGCTATGACTCAAAAGTATGCGTGTTGCTTCCCAGTAGGCCTCTAGAAAAAGATCCTATCTCAACGGAGCAGTGCAATGCTACTGTTAGTACATCCTTGTCTGGGATTAGCTATCGTACGTCATACGCCCACAGAAGAACATGGAAGATTTCCCTATTACTGGATGGCCCTATTGATGTAAACAGGCCTACCTTTTTCCAAGATGCTAGACCAGCTGCGCTACAGAACTTCCTAAAGAAGGCTGAAAATGGCGTTACTGTTCATCTTCAAGGCAGGAATCCGCAATTATCCATATCCTATACTATAAAATTAGACGCGCCTTATATAGGATGCCCGCACAGCATTAGCGGACAGTTGACTGGAGCGTCCTGGACGTTATCCGGTCAAGATGATAAAGCTATGCGATATAAGCTCGATCTGGATATCGACCAAGATCAAACTACAACGTATTATGTGTAATAAGGGGTACTATGGCCAACTTATTTAGCAACAATTTCTTTGGTCCTCAAATGCGGGACTATCTTCCTTTGTATCAGGTAGGGGATACTATCCGCGCTATCGATTTGTCTAACCTTCTGACTTATTCGATCGCTATTAGTGAGATAATGACGGGGGTTTTGTTATGGCGACGTGGAGGTTTCCAATCTCAATCTAATTATTATCAACCGGCCGTCCCCGCATCTGTGTTTGAGCCCTGGTCTCCCCGGGCTACCTTAGGAGGGCAATTTGGGGCGGTTGTCACTAGCGACGGAAGTTTTATCCTAAGCAGTGATTCATATAACTCCACGATGTATGGGACTATGGCCCCTTACGTTACAGGACATAACACTTCTCGTCGCACAACCGTTTATAATGGTCTGATTCAATGGATACGCTACTCTAATAATAGTTCTAGCAATCTTGTTTACGAGGTTATAGGTGGATTTAACGCGCCGGCCCAGGATACTTTTGATCAAACGCATTATCAAGCCGGGACAGAGCTTAGTGTTGGGAACGTAAAGGGTTTAAATTTAGTTGATATTAGCTCGTTCGTATCCGATGGGGCTGGATATATTTGCCCAGCTCTATTCAGTATGATTTACCAGAATATTAGACGTGCCGCTATCACTCCGCAAATTTTCATCCAAATTCCATATTGGGACGAGAGCGTTTTCTGGTACGTTGATCCTTTGTTTAATAGAACGACTATGATTAATAACTTCAGCTCGCTAGTTCCATTCGAGACGCAAACGTTAGCTGAAGGTGGATACTATGTATATCTATATACAAGCGCATCAGGCCCAGGCGGTGGAACTGCTAACATGCACGAACCAGATTCAGTAACGTTATCAGTCGGTAATTATACTGTTCCTTTAACAAGAAAGAATATTGGGATCTACGGTCATCTTTACGTCGGTAGAATTCCCCCCACTAACGCGGGGAACCATAAGTATACTAAACTAAGGCTATCGTTGGGATGTCAATTATACTCTCAAACAAACCATGAAAACTGGTCTAGTAATGAAACTCAAAGCAGTGGATCTAAAAAAATGATGGTACTGGGTTGGGTTGCTGGTTATTCGGAGGTTCTTTGCTATGGAATATAGAAATAATATGGTCGGATCTCCGGTCAAAACCTATGAGGTTAATGAC